GTTGGAGACCAACTGATTGCAGTGATTCCTAAGTATTGACCTCGTCGGGCACCAGCTGGTGAGAACCATGGAGCTCGATTGAGATCTGTCGCAGCCATAATACCAGCGGTTGATGATGCTGCTGGAATTTGAATGTACTGATCATTATACTTATCGTATACCTTGATAAAGTTACCATCGGCAACTAAGTATGATGAGTTAGTCATTGCGGCTGATGTTGTCGTAATGTTTGATGTAATTGTTGCAGTGTTAGTCAAGTTAATTACATCTGATCTTGCAGGCGATGCTGTAACAACACAATCCTTACGTAAGTTTTCTGCTGTTGCTATTAGATCGTTAACTACAGTTGCTTGATCAGTTCGCGATGTCATTGAAGGTGCAATTAAGAAATCAACTTCTGTGATATCTTTGTCTTCAAATAAATCGTAACCTTGCAAGTATTCGCTTGTACCTAATACGCCTGAATTAGCACCTTTAGCAAAGGTGTGGTTAGTTGCTGACGTTAGACCTGGATCAAAGTTATCTCCAGAATCAACTGTTCCGTTACCGCTTACAGCGCTGTAATCAGAATCAAACGCTACCCAATGGACATAGTCTGATCTTCCGTTTACAACATCTTTAGCGTAGTTAGTTGTTCCGTCAGTATTTTTTGCATCTGATGCAACTGAAACAAATGGGTAACGCTCTAGGATTGTTCCCTTTGTTCCTGTAAGTTCTCCGCCATTGTCTACGACTACAACGTGAATTTCATCATTGGTTGCTGCTCTTGTTGATGCATAGTTAGATGTGCCTGGTGCGGCATCGAATTCATCTTTATAAGACCATGCATTAAATGCACTATCATTAGGTGGACAAATAGAAACTCGTAGTGAGTTACCTAGTTCACCAGGATATCGTGCAATAAGTGTATGTGAATCGGAATCCAAGGCTGCTTCCTGTGCAGCAAAGTCATCTGCATTCTTTACCAATTCCATAGGTAAGGTACCGTCATTATCTGTTCCGAGCTGGCCAATAGTAGACCGAGCATTCTTAGCAGAAGATGTTACCTCACGTACAACTTGTAAAGAACCAGAGTAACGTAAGAAATAAGAAGCGCTATGGAAGTCGATGGTATTTGCTGAGTCTGGTGAAGCAAACGTTGATACTAACGATGTCTCGTTATCAATATCTACACGTTGTTCAGCAGGCCCCCAGCGAAAGTTCCCAACAATTGCGCCAGTAGTTGACTGAACGTTTGGAACGCCACCAGTCAGATCTATTTCTTTGACGACAACCGCTGGAGAAGCAGACGGTGTTGAAAGTGCCATGTTATCTTCCTCTATTAAAAATTATATGTCCCATAATACGATTAGTCAATTGTACTATTATTTATAATATTATATGTTTACAGTGGCAGATCATCAGGGTCCCACACAAACCGTTCTGTATCAGCCTCTCGTATCTTCCAAGGATCATCCTGATTCTCAATTACTGCAATTGCAGCAGATCCGTCATCTATAAATCCAAATGGAACTACATCGTTTTCTATGTCTTTCATCTTTTGTTCAAACATCATTTGTTTTAAGTTAATGTCTGTCATATCTGCAAAAAATTGTGTGGATACAAAATAACCAAACATAACTAAGTTCATCATTAAATCATCATTGTTTCCGTCAGATGCTTCATAAGATTGGCCTTTAGCTTCAAACGTAGATATTTCTAAAATAGTTTGCTCATCTACAATATTAAGTTTATTATTCTCCAATATATCTTTTATTGCAGAACAACCTAACCTTTTTGTTTTTCTATTGATTTCAATTCCTATAGCATTTGCTTTTACAGAAGATTCAACATGTACATTTTCATATTCTAAATCATGATACAATCCATTACAAACTACGCCACCTTGATCATTTGATTCTATTACTACATAAGCTTCATTGTAGGGTTTAGCGTATTTATAAATAATGTTTGGGAAGAGAATTGGAGAGATAGTGTTGTTGCGATATACAGCAACCTGTTTAAACGGGCGAACGCTAATATCGATCAGAGTAAATGTAGAATAGTCCTGGCCTCTTCCCTTCGAAACATCCACAGTCATGATATAATCATGATCTTTTATTGGTTCTTCATAAACTTTTAAGTTTCCACCTTCCATATACTTTATCGCAGGCTTAGCTCTTAGTCCTAATAAAGTTTCAGCATTTATTAAAGTATCTCCTGTACCAAAGAATGTATTACCAAACTCTTGGTCGAATTGCAACTGACTAGTATTAGCTACAGTTTGTGTCTTCCATTCTTCATCTCTGCCTGGTACATCCCACCAATCGACACGGAATGATTGAAACTCGTTAATTCCTTGTACTGATCCTTCCCATATTTTATGGAATTGATTACCGATACCATTTGCTGTTGAAGTAATTATAACCTTTGTATCTTTACCAGCAGATACAACAGGATATGTAGATGTATAAAATTCTGCAGCACGTTCTACGAAAGCAAACTCATCGAGATATAGAAGGTTGACAGACATACCACGAATGGAACTCCCACTAGTAGCAGCGGCAAGAATACGCGAATTGTTAGAAAATTCCAAAGATCCCTTATTAAGAGCTTTAGATCCTGGCTGCAAAAAGAAAGGTACGTTCTCAAGCATGAGCGTGATTCGCGATAACATTTCACGGGCAGTTGCTCCTTTGTTTGCTAATATAGCAATTGTCTTTTCAGGATTAAATAATGCAAACCATAAGAGATAAGCACATGCTGATATTGATTTACCTGATTGTCGACATGCCAAAACCACGTTAAATCGATTCTGTTGGAATTGATTGAACATGTCTTTTTGATATGGGTACAGAAGAAAGGGAACCAAACCTTGATCTAATGATATAACTTTGACATACTTTTCAGCAAAGTATACCGGATCAATCATACAACGTTTGTATTCTTTTAAAAGATCAGGTGTCCATTTTTGTAGTACACCATCTCTCTTAACATTAGGATTCCCTAGATACGATTCGTTCTGCATTAGCATCTATTACATCATCTTCCTGTCTCAACATTTTTTGAATCTCAGCTGTAGATCCTAAATAAAAATTATTTTGTTGATTCTCAATCTGTGCAGGTTGTTCATCTTCCTGTGTTAATTGCTTTTGCTTTTTGTTTAAGTCTTGTAGTTTATCATTTACATCTGCCACGTTTTTTATAAGTCCGGACAAAACTTCATATGCTCGAGGATGTTCACTTGATCGTGCTACGTCAATCATATCCTCTAAAGCATCTTTACCTTTTTCAATTAAATTGTAAAGTGTTTCCTTTGAATACTTATAATCATTATCTAATTCGTCAGACATTAGAAACCACCGCCTCCACCGCCAGCTGAATCAAGTATTGTTGAACCGATTGTTGATACAACTTTAAAAGATCCACCACTAAACACAGCTAGACATGCATCACCAGCATTACCGTCTGTAACATAAATCAACTGACCTTCAACGCCAGTGCTAGGAGCAGATGCTACTGTAAATGGATTTAATAATACTTGCTTCATCCTTGATTCGATATGATCAGAATCAATTAACGCAATTGTTTGAGCTGAATCTAAAACATCTTGCTCAGGTGCTATTGCTAAAATGTATGAACTGTCAACAGTGTTTAAAACAATATTACTAATAAAAGCTGAATCTCTTTGTAAATCTACTTGTCTTGCTTGTACATATGCTGAATCAATAAGAGCTATAGCCTCTGCTGAATCAAGAGAATTACCAGCATTAACTCTAGCATTTACATATGCTGAATCTACAATACTCTCAAAGTATGTTGTATTTACAACGCTTTTAATATAACCGGAATCTCCGGTTGAATCTATTCTTCCGTCAAGGTGAGTGAAATTGGCGTCCAGTTCGGTAAACGTAAGTTCACTGCCTTTTGTATTTCTAAGTGTAATAGCCATTTACTTCTCCTTATGCGCTATCAAAGGCTAAATCAATTTCAGTACTAAAACCAAAATCGCTATCGGGCATACCAATCGCAGTTAATGGGTCTGGCTGGACCGTTATTGTTTCTAATAATTTATCAGAATCACCTTGAGCTCCAGTATCCATTAGGAATAGATGTGGAACTGCTTTTCTAATTACATCACCTTGATTAATTGGTCCATAAAACTGTAGTTTCATTTCAAAAGATAATGTATATATTATTGTTCTGCGGTTACCATACTCTGCTTCGAAATCGTCAGAAAAGTTTACACCAATAATTATTATAGGAATGTCTTCCTTAAATGTAGGATACTCATCTGGAAATGGTTTTATGGTTAATGTATATTGCGGATTAAATGTAGGTAGAATTTGTTCTACAATCTGCAATGCATCATCTTGATTTTTAGCGTATATGTTTAAATCAAAAGTAAGAGTGTATGGTACCGGTGTATTAAACTTCTGTCTTTTTCCAGGTTCAGTACCTACAGTCTTAAAGTTAGTAACCTTTGTTAATTGTCTAGTATTATCGTATATAAAACTCGTAATTTCAAATGACATGCGTGGTAACTTAATTGCTACCTTTTCATCTGTATATAAATCTGGATTCTGTCTAAGTCTTTCTAAATATTTCATACGAGGTGCATATGCTAAAGGCACCTTTAATTGATTAATTACTCCACCAGTAGAATTTTTACGCATGACATAAATGTTATTAAACATCCGTCCAAATAATGAAACGGATTTTCTAATTTTCTCATGGTAGAAATATGTACCAAACATTACTGTGGATCTCCAAATGGATTATCTTCACTAAAGTCTAAGAAGTCATCACTTAAGTTTTCGAATATATCGTTTTGTTCTGTTTCAGATATTTTATTATCTTCAGTTACACCTACAATCGTTAAGCCTCGTCCAATGATTCCGCTTCTCGTAGTATTTATTAACTCTCCGCCTGTAGTGAATGTATGATATAGACCATCGTCTGTACCAACATGTGCAAGGTATAGACACATATCTGAATCACCAGCAGAATCAAGTACGATTCTCTGGATCTCACCACTAATTGTAGCAGTAGACGATAGTTGTTGTGCAACTGTATCGCCAATTCTGTAATCCGAATCTACACCTAAGTTTCCACCGATGAACTGTATTGTAGGTACTGTTGCGTAGTTAGTACCACTATCGGTTAGTGTAATACCAGTCACTGTTCCGGATGTAGCATCGAATATTGCAGTAGCTGTAGCACTATCACCTAGTGCAAAGCTGCTGTCTCCACCACCTACAAATCTAACTGAAGGAGCGGTTGTGTAGTATGCTCCACCTCTGTCTAGCGTAATTAGTTTCACGCCGCCAACAGATCCAATTGGACTGTCGTAGGTTGTAAATCCAAGTTCTGCTGTAGCTTCTGCATCTGCAGTACCAGTAACACAGACTTTGTATTGGTAAGAACCAGTTTTCTCGATATCCTGAATACCTTCGATGCTTGTATCGAAATCTTCTCCAGTGTATTCGAATAGAGTACACCGCATTTTGTAAACAGGTAAATTCTCTATTTGATAGAAAGGTTGTTCATGTTCTACGTGCTGTATCTCAAACATTTTATTTGCTAAAGGTAAATAAATTAAGTCACCTTCGGCAGGTCTATCTACTGTTATATCATTATCTGGTCTACGAACCTGTGCAGAAAATCTAGTCCTAGCAACTACAAACGTAGCTTCATCTCTAATCTCCACACCAAATCTTGTAAATAGATCACCTTCTCCATCAAAGCCTTCAACATTCTCAATATACATTTCAATCTTATGAGATGTTGGAAATCTAGATGTAGGATCTTCTCCAAGTAAATCGTCTTCATTTACTAAATCACGAGGTAGATAATAAACATCTTGCCCGTATATCTTCAGAGCCTCTATAACCAAGTCGGCATAGAGATCCATTTCTGATCTTACTTTTTCAGAGAAGTAAAGGTTACGGGCCATTATGTTATCCTATAAAAAAATCAGCGGGCATTTCATGCTCTAGTCTAATGGATTCTCTTAACCTTTCTATTTCTGAAGTTCCATCATCGTATAGTTGTCTACCGTTAAAGGTTACACCACCAGGTAGCTGTACACCTTCGAATTTAATTAAATTTTGACCCCATTGTTGTTTAAACAATGCAGTTGTATAATCTTTTAACCACATATCATTGTATATTGATGTATGTGTTTCTGGATCTAATATTGTATAAACTTCTGCAACTACATACTCACCTGCTAAAATATCTTTGTCAGCAAAGTCACCAAAAATATATAACCTGTCTTGATGGCGTGACCACTGAACCTGAGGAGTGCCGTTTAGTTTCATGTCAAGTATAGACAGATATTGTTGCATCTGCTCATAATAAGCTAGATCACCTGCAAAGTTTTGGAGATCGGCAATATCATTTAACATCATTTGATATTTTATATCAAAGAAATTAAACGATGTACCAAAGGATGATGCCATTGGAAATAAACGTGATACTGTTAATACATCTGATGATATAGGAATATATTCGTTTGTAATATCAGCAGCAGTAATCTGATGTTTTAAGTATGTTCTAACTGTAGCGTCTGAATGATATTCTTGGTAGTACTGTAGAGCTTCGTCTACACGATCTTCCATTTGATCTTCGTCTACATTTATTTCTAGAACTGGATCACCAAGACGTCGCTTGGCATAATCTATAAGGTCCTGTCTTGATGCTGGGTTTGCCATTAATAGTCTCCAAACTAAAATTATTTGGTACTATTTATAACAGATGTG